GACCGCCAAAGGCGCCCCACCCAAACCGGTGCCATGTCCGATCCCTCCGGCGTTAGACCAAGTGCCTGTACCGCCCGAGAGCTTTACCGAGAGGATAGCGAGGTGGTTGTCGGGATCGCTAGAGAAGCCGACGAGCTCAGGATCGCCCTCAAACAGTGCTACACCCAATACGACCAAGTGAGGCAGAGCTATGAGCAGCGCCGTTAAGTCAGATCCCGCCAAATGGAAGCGGATTGTTGCCTCGGTGAAAGCCTCTGGCAAGGGTGGTGATCCGGGGGAATGGAGCGCGAGGAAGGCTCAGTTAGCAACTCAGAAATATAAAGCTGCTGGAGGGGGTTACAAAGGCCCAAAAAAGGCCGATAATTCACTTGCAAAGTGGACAAAAGAAGACTGGGGTACAAAGTCTGGCAAACCGTCCACACAAGGTTCTAAGGCGACAGGCGAGAGATATTTGCCGAAACAAGCCCGAGAAAAATTAACTCCTGCCGAGTACGGTGCTACGACCCGTGCCAAGAGAGAGGGTACTAAACAAGGCAAACAATTCGTCCCGCAGCCTGAATCTATCAAGAAAAAGGTGTGGTAAATGACGATAGCCGCCGTAATGACGTATGACTCGCTAGTAGCCGACATTTCGAGCTACTTGGAGCGTACCGACCAAGCAACATTAGAGAAGATCCCCACGTTCATCATGCTGGCAGAGCAGGTGATCGCTGCGGAGATTAAGTTCCTCGGCAACTTGACGCCGATGACTTCTGCTTTAGTTGCCAATCAGGCAGTGATTGATAAGCCTGCTAGATGGCACAAGACCGTCTCTATGAATGTCACCGTAGCCGGTGTCAGACAGCCTGTATTCCTTCGTAAGTACGAGTACCTGCGTGAGTATTGGTCTGATCCTACAGACACTGGAGCGCCGCGGTACTACGCTGATTACGACTATACCCACTGGTTGATTGCCCCCACCCCAGACGCAGCCTATTCGTTTGAAGTGCTGTATTACGAGCGCATCCAGCCGCTAGATTCCTCAAACCAAACCAACTGGTTCACGATTTATGCACCGCAGGCGTTGCTGTATGGGACACTCTTACAGGCGATGCCATTCCTCAAGAACGACGAACGCATACCGATGTGGCAGGCTCAGTACGACAAGATCATGCAGGTCTTGAAAGCCGAAGACATCCAGCGTATGGGCGACCGTCAAGCCGTTGCATTGGATAGTTAATTATGAGCTACAACTCGCCGTTCACAGGCCAAGTAATCCAACCGACCGACGTTTCTTTCCGTGCGGTAACTCTTTCTGCGAATACTCAGCTTGAGTGGCCTATCAACGGCAACGCAACGGATGACTATGCAGCGCGGATCATGAATGTAACGGCGACGGCGGGTGGTCTGTCGCTGTACATGCCGCCTGCTAACCAGACATCGGTGGGTAACGATGCGCTGATTAGAAATGTTGGTGGAACGACTTTTACGGTCAAGACTTACGACAACGCTGGCACGATCATCTCGGTTGCCGCGGGCGAAGCCAAGTACATCTACATCACGACTAACCCTGACGAAGCCGGTACTTGGGGCATTATCTCGTTTGGCGTAGGTTCCTCAAATGCCGACGCTGCCACCCTAGCTGGATACGGTCTCCTAGCCTCTGGAGTGACCCTAAATCAGTCTCATCCTGTTACTACGTTTAGCACTGACGCTACGGCGGGTGTTACTTATCGCGCACAGACTTACGTGTGGACAGGCGGGGCAGGTACGCTGACTTTGGATACGGTAGGAAACCTTGGCAACAACTGGTTTGTGATGCTGAGAAACGCCGGTACGGGGGCGTTGACAATAGCCGCTCAGGGTGGAAGCCTGATTAATGGCTCGGCTTCCATCATCATGCAGCCGACAGACTCTTGTATCGTTGTTTGCTCGGGTACGGCTTTCTACACGGTGGGTCTTGGTAAGTCCACCCAGTTCAACTTTACCCAGTTGACGAAAGACGTATCGGCTGGTGGGGCTTTTACTCTGACGACCACCGAAGCCTCCAACGTCATCCAGAAGTACACAGGGACTTTAGCGGGTAATGCGACAGTGACCGTGCCTCCTACGGTACAGGTTTACTACATGGTCAACGAAGCCATAGGGGGGGTAAGTAACTACGATGTGACGTTTACCACCGGATCTGGCAACAACGTGACGTTAGGGCAGGGTGAAAGCTCTATCTTGATCTGCGACTCGGTCAACTTGATTGCCGCGGTGACTGTGTCAGTAGGTTTGACTACCGTGTCTTTACCTGATGGCTCTGTGGCGGCTCCATCGCTTAATTTTGCCAATGAGGTCAGCACTGGCATCTATCGTGCCGCTGCTGGTGAATTGAACATGGCGATCTTAGGCGTCAATGAGTTGACGCTGTCTGCAAGTGGGTTAGTGGTTCCTAGCGGTATTTCTGGCGGGACATTCGTATGACCAGTAAGGTATTCACGTTAGATACCCAGCCCGGCATCCAGAGAGACGGCACGTTCTTTGACAAGAACTTATACGTCGATGGTCGTTGGGTAAGATTTCAACGTGGTCGCCCGCGTAAAATTGCGGGTTATCGATCTATGACTAATCAGGTTCATGGTTTGTCGCGAGGCATCTACGTCAACTCTGAGGATGGCTTTAATCGCATTTATAGCGGCTATTCTGACGGCTTAGAGACGTTTTCTGTTGACAATAATGGAGTTGGCGCAGGTATTACGCCTTTTACGCTTGGCGGGGCGGTATTGACTCTAGGAGCGATTACGGGTGGATCTGCATACACTAACGGTACTTATACAAATGTTAGTCTTACTGGGGGCACTGGTACTGGCGCTGAAGCAACGATAGTTGTTGCTGGTAATACGGTCACCACAGTCACGATTACCGCAGGCGGCACAAGTTATGTTGTGGGTGATTCTTTATCAGCTACGGCGGCTTCTATTGGCGGTACTGGCTCCGGCTTCTCTGTGCCTGTGGCTACGGTTCAAAGTGGCTTCACGCCTAACAGCTTAAATCTTTGGCAATTTGATGCTATGTACGATGCGGCGGGGTCGTTTAATACGCTGTTATTTGCACATCCCGGCTTAAACCTCGCTCAGATTGATAGCACAGCAAATACGCCTGTGTTGAGCGGTTCGGTATTAGGGTCGGTAATGACGCCTTTGAAAGACATCAACGGGGCGAATCCTACGGGTGCTTTGGTTGAAGTCTCTGGGGGTGTGGTCGTTTTACACCCTTACGTCTTTGTGTATGGGGATAATGGGCTGATTAAGAACTCGGCAGCGGGTGATCCGTTTGATTGGAACAGCGCCGAGTCTAATGAGGTCTCTGCGGCCTCTACGAAGATTGTAAAGGGATTACCAGTTCGCGGTGGTTCCAACTCTCCATCGGGCTTATTTTGGTCACAAGATTCATTAATTCGGGTTTCCTATGCGCCTCAAAGTTTAGGCGTAGCGGGAACTGGTAATTGGGCTCCTTCTACTTATTGGCGCTATGACACCATTTCTACGCAATCTTCTATTCTTTCTTCTCAGTCTATTATTGAATACGACGGCATTTATTATTGGATTGGAGTTGATCGGTTCCTCTTATACAACGGGGTAGTTAAAGAGATTCCTAATTCTATGAATCAGAATTACTTCTTTGACAATTTGAACTATGCGCAAAGACAGAAGGTCTGGGCAACGAAAGTACCTCGATTTGGGGAAATCTGGTGGTTCTATCCTCATGGTAATTCAGAAGAGTGCAACAACTGCATTATCTATAACGTGCGTGAGAACACTTGGTATGACGGTGGATTTAGTTTGGGTGCGGCTAGATCAGCGGGTTACTTTTCCCAAGTTTTTAGGTTTCCAGTAAATGCCGGTACGAACCTGACGACTGAAGAGCCCATCTTTTCGGCTGAGATAGACACTACAAATGGTAGCGCTGACATTGAGATGGCTCAGACAAATCAAATTGCGCTTAATCAAGTTGTCAATTCAGCGAGCATTCCCTCGGGTGCATATGTGATTGCTATAGCACCGAGTGCTACACCGGGAAATATCACGGTAACGCTATCGGCTAATGCTACGGCTACTCAGACCGAGACGGCTGAGTTTGTCACGATGGCAGGACTTACAACCATTTGGCAGCATGAAATAGGAACAGATGCCGTTGATGGGGAAAATTTTGTAGCGATTGAGAGTTACTTTGAGACGTCAGACTTAGGTTGGGTGGCAGGTGGCCCTGCGCAGTCTCCGCAGTTTCCCTCTGGTAGTGTCGGTGAGAATAAATGGCTGCATATAGAGCGGATTGAGCCTGACTTTGTCCAAGAGAGCGAGATGTACGTCCAAGTGGTTGGTAGGCCGTATGCGCAAGTAGAGGATGTTTACTCTCAGCAATACGTCTTTACTCCGAATACCGGCAAGATTGACATGCGTGAACAACGAAGATTAGGAAGGCTGAAGTTTGGAAGTAATGTGGCTGGTGGCAATTACCAGATGGGTCGCGTCTTGGTTAGCGCTAACTTTGGTGATGTTCGCGGCTATGGCTGATATTGCACTCGTTTACGATCCTCGTTATCACACTTGGGAGTCGTGGGCTTCTTTAATGGCAGAGGCTTACGCTGGTCAGCAGTTAGCTATCCCTGATGGCGAGGCTGATTGGAAGCCGTGGGCTGCAAGCCTTAAAGCGATTGATGTGTTTAATAATGAAGCGATCCCCGGCCCATACGTCTTTGATAACTGGCAAGATTGGGCGGCTGCTTTGGTAAACGCGATAAATGTAGCGCCTT